AGCGTTATTGAGAGACGGAGACATAGAAGAAGGGGTTTTGATTGCCAACCCAGTACACAAAGAAGATCTTGAAAAGTTCGGAGGACAGGTTTTGTTTAGCAAGGCAGCAGACGTAAACAAAATCTATGTAGCAAAGAGCGCAGAACTCAAAAAAGAAATCAAAGGATTGTTTGGGATGTAAAAATGATTGACTGGGGAATGGTATTTTCAATCGCAATAGGGATAACAATAGCAAACATCGTAAGAGGCTTCGCAAAGATGGTAATTACGGTGTTGGCAAACGATTAAAAGAAAAAGCGGAGGATCACAAATGAAAGAATGGATAGAGTTGAAAGCATATAAAAACTCAAGTAATAGAAGAGAACTTTTCAGAAAAGAAAACGTGATAGAGGTTGATGAACTCAACAAAGGAGCTGACGCAAAAACGATTGTGTGCATGAGAAAACAAGACGGGAGCGTGATGGATGTATACACAGAGACAGACTATGACGAAATCAAAGCGCAGCTCACAGAGCCGAGAAGAAACGTCCGAGAGCTCACGGAGACAATTCTTGAAGAAATAAGCAAAGTATTCAGGGAAATTGAAGAAGGGGGCTGCGACATTACAGAAAACGATTTCAAAAACAGGATTAGAGGAAAACTATTGAAGAGGTTAAGCGGTGAAGATTAAGCAACTTAAATGCTCGTGTGGGGCAGCAGACTTGACGTTTATAAGCTCCGACTTCGGGAACACAGTCGGCATTTACTGTAAGAAGTGCGGACGCTTCGTCAAGTGGGCCTCCAAGAGCGAAAAGAAAATATGGATTGATAACCGGGAGGCGAAACGATGAATAGATTCGAAAAGATGGCCCGAATGATAATGAAGGAAAAGCAAGCGCCACTATACGAAGCATTATGCGCTATGGTTCAAGGTTCGTGTCACGATTGCCCGATATACAAGCGATGCGCTAAGTACGGCAAGAATGAAAAAGCCATAGAAGAATGGCTAAACGAGAAAGTGACATTGTACAGACGGGACAAAGACCAAAACATAGGCTTAAAACAATTCGGTGGTAATCCGACAGAGGATCCCGAACTGAAAGACGCAATAGCCGAAACGTGGCTCAGAAAAGCATTGTATTACGGTTTAAAAACTAGCAATCCGTTTATATGGTTAAAAACATGGGTAATCATTGACGGTGTTGGATATGACATAAAGATTGAAACGGTGGAGGCAGAATGAACAGACGACAACAGAAGAAGCTTAACGGACGCACAGGAACCGTGTTCGGAGTAAAGGTTACATTAACACTTTCCGAGTGCAGGAAGTTTAAAAAGAGAAACTACGTTGATAGGGTTGAATTTATGATTGATAAAGCGAGGGAAAAGAAATGATATTCGGAATAAAGACCAAGAAAGATAAAGAGATAGAAAGACTTCGAGCACTTATATTTGAAGTGCCACACATTACAATTCAGCAGGGCAACGTCATAGAGCTAGCAGCTAAGCAGACGCTCGAAGAAGGAATGCCAGTGGATTATGTAAAGAGAAAGATTGCTCAAAGGTTTGCTGATAAAGCAATGGAGTTCGTGAAATACGATTTAGTGCAGGAAGGCCGAGGCGGTAAAGCGCTTGAGGGACGCATCAAAATAGTGACTTATGAAACAGGAAGCGAGGACAAGCAATGACACACATATTAAAGCTAAGCGAAGATTACATAGAACCGGTTCTAAACGGAGAAAAGACTTTTGAAGTACGTTTTAACGACAGGGGCTTTCAAAAAGGCGATTTAATAAAGTTCACCGCAATATCAAGACATGGCGTGCCTTTTATGTACGAAAAGCTTGAAAACAAAGTATACGAAATAACTTACGTGCATAGCGGTTTAGGACTAAAAGAGGATTACGTAGTGTTGGGAATTAAAGAACCAACAGAAAAGATAGCTATTGACTTAACGCAGGACGTAGAAAGCGAGGACGACTTATGCCAATAACAAAACGACATCAATACATATCCGAGAAAGCATCTTCCGGGAAGCTGGCAATAGGAGACACAATCAAGTGTTACAGCAAAAGAGAGTTAAACTCCACGATGCTTTATCTATCAAGCGAAGGTTACGGAGTAGCAATTATCGGATATGCGAACTATTTCGACAACAGGATAACTATAACGGCGGTGCCAAAGGAGGGGTAAACATGGCTAACAAGAAAATCATAAGCTGCAAGCGATTTGGTGAAGCCTACATGAAGGCCCTCGAAAGGAAATGTAAAGGAGGTGGAACACGTGATAAGAGAAGAAATAGAAAAGGCAATAGAAACACTTGAAACTGAATCGTGCTATGAATGTGCAGGAAGTGCAGAGAAAGACGAAGAGGGCAAATGCGACTGCCCACTTGTGAAGGCACAAAGAATCGCAGTTCAACTACTAGAAAGAGAATTACAATTCCTTGACGCAGGATATAAGAACCAAAAAGTAGAATTCTATATCGGAGGCCGTAAGTTTATGGTAAAGGAGATGGCGCAATGACCCAAGAAGAAAGAAAAAAGGCGATAAGAAAATTAACAGAAATAAAAAACAATTATGAGAGGAGTCTTAATTTAAACACAGACTTCTCTAAAGATGACTCGGAAGATGAGCTATACGCTCTTGAATTAGCGATTCGTGCCTTAGAACAAGAGCCTTGCGAAGATACAATAAGCAGAAAAGAACTTGTGGAATGGCTTGAAAACATACAACCAATGGACGGGAAAGAATTAGGTGTATTGTTTGACGTAAGGGAGCATGTTAAGAAAATGCAACCCGTAGCACCTACAAGAGAGCATGGAGAGTGGACTGACGAGGTTATTGAAAAGCAAGGCAATAAGCTTATTGAGTGCATGACAACAGAAGCTTACAAAATTGCTAAGGGAAACATTGACAAAGCAAGAAAAATATTGGCGGGGAAGATTTCAGAGGAAGAAGAAAAACAATTAATTTTCGGTGCAGACATGAAGAGGGAGCAGAAATGAACAAGTGTCCTCAATGCGGAAGTAAAGCCTTTATAAAACGTGACGTTGTGGACGGATATTATTTTGGATGGTCGGTAGGTTGTCCGAGATACAAATTGAATGACGGATTGCACAACCGACAAATGGCGTTTCACTTTTTATCAAGCAAGCAAGAGGCTATTGAAAAATGGGAAAAGGAGAGTGATTAAATGACAAACGCAGAAAAGTTTGAGGAAGTGTTTGGAATAAGGCACGATAGCCATGTATGGAGAAAAGATAAAAGAGACACAAAACTTATTAACACGCAAACCTTTTGGAAATCCGAATTTAAAAAACCAAAGGAAGATACGACATTCACGTTCGGAAATAAAAACAAGGTATCACTTCTTATCAACATTGATGAAAACACCTACAAAACAATCAATCACGGTTTCCTTGATGCGTTTGAAATCCGTGATGTAAGAGAAGCAATCATCAACGGAAGAAAAATTATTGGTGAAACCGAAAACAACGATGCCAAGTGGATTAAAGCCATTAAAGATATTAAGGCGGATATTGAAAAAGAATATAAACTTTGGGATGGCAGGGCACAAGACATCATCGACAAGCACACCGAGAAACTACTAAAAGCAGAGACAAACGGAGAATAGGGACATGACAAAAGGGGACATCGATTCTATAAGGTGGAATAAGAAAGAAATTGAAGAGTTGGAGAAGAGAATTAACGAGCTGAGGCAGCAGTCGTGTTTAGGAAATAGCATAGGAGACGGAATGCCTCACGCAAGGAACGTAAGCTCAACGACAGAACGAATCGCAATTCAAATTTATGACTTGACACAAACGTTGACCGAAAAAAAGTTGACACTTATTAATCTTGTTGCCGAGTGCATAAATTATATTTATAAAATACCCGATCCGTTGCTCAGAATGATAGTTAAGTACCGTGCGCTTGACGGTATGAGCTGGGGCGAAATGTCCGATATTTTGGGGCTTGACAGGACTTCGCTTAGTAAGAAATATGATGCCTTTTTAAAGTCAATTTAAAATTCCCACTTTTCCCATTTCACCTGTGTTACAATGGTAGTGTGAAAGAACGGCTTAGGAAACCTAGGTCGTTTTTTTACGTTGTGATCTTCTGCCGGGTGGACGGTGGAAGGCTGTCCACCTACGGAAGAAGGTAACAATGGAACGTATAAAGAAACCCAAGACTTGCATAGGATGTCCATTAAAAGAAGGGGTAACACGTAATTGCGGAGAGCTCAAGAAAGAGCAGAACGCAAGCACAGGCGCAAGAGTAACAAAGGTGCCTGACAGTCGATGTTTACTCCAAGGAATCGAAGTATCGGAGAGATTGAAAAAGGCTTTAATCGAGTATGGCACAAGATTTTAGTAGGGGGTTCTATAATTCTAAGCAATGGCGAAGAACACGAAACGCCTATTACAAGTACAGAAACAAACTATGTGAAGAGTGCTTGAGCAAAGGATTGCTTCGGAAAGGTGAAATCGTTCACCACAAGATAGAGCTCACGCCTGAAAACATAAACAATCCGTTGGTTACTTTGGATTGGAACAACCTTAAGCTTGTATGCCGTGAATGTCACGAACGAGAGCACGGAGCAAAGCAACGCAGGCGGTATGACATAGACGGGATGGGAAATATAATTTCTCGATAGCCCCCCTAGGTCGAAACAAAAAAACAACGCCACGGAAACCGAGCGATGGACTTTAGAATTTCTCTCTCAAGTTTCAGGAATTTTTTTGGATTTTGTTGGTTTTGGTTTGGTTTGAACTGACACGGCAGGAGGTTCACGAACATGAAAAAAGTTACTTACGCAAGTTTAGTAAAAATGGCCAAAGATTACGGCGTAGACAAGAATCCGTTATTCTTGGCCCAGCTTAACCAGTTTGAAACGCAACAGAAAGTCATTACAAAGATGCGTGAAGCACTGGACGAAGAAAACGAGCTTTTAATCGTAAAAGAATATGTCAAAACACGGGAAAATGTGTACGCACATCCACTCATAAGAGAGCTTCCAAAGCATACAGACGCAGCAAACAGAACGGCGAGCACGATTCTTGACATTATTAAGACGCTCGGACATAAGAAAGCCAAGGGCTCAAAGCTGGAGGCGTTTCTAAGTGACGAAGACGAATAAAAACTACATCCTAGAGTATTACCAGCAAATACAAAACGGCTCCGTAATTGTTGGTAACTGGATTAAATTAATATATAAATTCTTAGTAAAAGGGCTTGAAGACAAGCTCTTTTTTTATGACAACGCAAAAGCAAATAAGGCGATACGCTTTATTGAAAACTTTTGTCACCACTGCGAGGGCCGTAACGATTTAATAAAATTAGAGCTTTGGCAAAAGGCTTTAATCGCTGCGATATTTGGAATCGTTGACAAAAACGGTATAAGACAATTTAGAGAAGTGCTTGTAGTCGTTGCAAGAAAAAACGGTAAGTCTTTACTTGCAGCAGGCATTTCAGCTTATCACCTTTTCTTAGAGGGGGAATACGGCGCAAAAGTATT